TTTACTTACTGTTGTTCCTCTTACTTCATCTTGTGGGCTACCTCTAGTTGGTGCTTTTGGTTTAGGTGCAATTATATAACTTATAGCTGTTACTATAACGAATTGAATAATTGCGGCAGTAAATGGGTCTAAACCAGAAATGTTAAGTTCAATATTAGTTCCATTAATAAGATTATTAAAAATCCTATTTGCTATCTCAGATATTGAATCAAAATAATTTATCATAAGTGTATATGAAACTCTCTTTTATATTTTTCTGATCTTCTATAAATATTATGATCTTTAATTCTTAACCATTTAATAGATTGGTTTACTTCTAGTTTTCCTCTAAAATATTCTTTAGTCCAATTCATAATTTGTCTTAAATGGCTTTTAGCAACTGTTTCAATATGCCAAATATTGTTACCACAATGCCATTCGTTTGCTTTTAATCTACCAGTTAATTTAAATCTTTGTTCTACTGTGTCGCTTAAATATGCCCAATTAGTAAATCCAATATCTTCATTACCTACTTTATGAATTTGGTATTGATCTAAATTTAAAGATGGAGTTATCATCTTAACTAAATCTGAATAAGTGTATTTGTCAAATTTGGGAAACTGTCTATATAAATGAACCACTCTATATAAATCATTCATTAAGCTGAACCCCATTTAATTTTTTTAGCTGTTTGACTTGCAAACTCCATACCTTTGTCATTTGGAAAATAAAGTTTTTGAGAGTTCTCAGTAGTTCTTCTTCCTGAGGTCTTTTCAAAATCTGCCCAATGTGAAGCTATAATAACATTAACAGATGAAGTAGTTGCGTTTTCTTCTAGTGTAAAACTAGATATTCTTCCGTCAAATAAAAGAAATGGATCAGCTATTAATGCCTGACTATCATTTAAGAAACCTCTATAAACTTTTGCAGGTTTGTTCATGTAGTTGTTGTTAAGCAACAAAGAAATAATTGTAGTATCTGCACCTGAGAATTTAAGACTTAATGTGTTTACTGATACATCTACTGTTTCTTGAACTTCTGAACTTCCTAAAAATAATGATGAAGCAGTATAAGTGTTACCATCATAACTTAAATTTTTATAATGATCTGTGTAATATGTTCCAGTACTAATTCCTAAGTAAACAAGTTCAACTGGATTAAGTTTATTAGTTGCTATCTCGGCTATGACTCCAGCACTTAATGATCTTGTCATTACAGTACCTCTATAAGATCAACTTCGTATTGGAAATAATTTTCTGTGCTAATATTAAATTCTTGAATATCTCCAGTAAGTCCAACTGTAAAATCTACATTAGAATAAATTAAAACTGCATTGTCAGCTACGTTTGCTCTTAATGGTGGTTCAAATGTTAATGTTCCTTGACCAGAACCATTAGATGATACATCTGCCATAACCATATAAACTTTTGTTTGACCAGTAAATCTAAAATAATCTCCAGCTTTAAATACTCCTGATGTGCTGTTAGCCATTCCATCTATTGCAACAGAAGTAACTCCTGCACTAATAGCACCATTTACAGATATAACTCCTGAAGCAACTCCAAGAGCATCATCTATTGTTGGTGGAACATATTGGAATGATTCCATTTGTGATCTTTGTTTCATTACAAAAGCATTTATAGGTGCAAACTCAGTTCTAGTCATAACTGGAAATCTTAGTCTTAATCTAAATCTTTGTCCGTCTATTTGTCTAGCTTGTCGTCTGCCAGAAGCAGTTGTAGTTACAATAGTATTTTGATTAGAACTAATAGCTACATCTCTAGGTACTGGGCTTGATGGGAATGTTCCACTCATACTACGTTAGATTTTCCTTTTTGATTAGCACCTTGATTAACTAAGTTAATTATAGTTGCTCTATTATCAATTAATAATTCTTTAATACCTCTAACATCATTTGCTTGAATATTAAATGTTATATTATTTGCACTACCTAAATCTTGATTAGGAACAATACTTCCATTTGAAGAAGGAACAAATAATTCTCTACCTCGTTCTCCAACTGTTATTGGCATACCACCTCTTACAGCACCACCTTCTGCAAATGGAGAAACAACAGAAGCATCAATAGGAGTCATTCCACCACCACCACCAAAGAAACTTGCACCTATTTTAAATAAATCACCAAAAAAACCACCACCAGTATCAACACTCATGGCTTGTCGTTGTGCTAGTAAAGCATTTTGTTTTACGATTTCTGCTGTTTGTAGTTTTGCATAAATTAACTTTAATATTTCTCTACCAAGTATTTCTATGCTAGTTTTTAATATTGAAACTAATAAACTCTGGGCTAAATTTTTGAAAACATCACTTAACTGCTTTCCTAAAACTATTGACTCTGCTATTTTTTGAGAAAAATCTCCTATACCAGCATTTAAAGTACCTGTAATTGTTTTTGTTAAACCTTCAGTAGTTTTAAAAGCATCATTTATTTGATCTATCTTAGCTTGATTATCTTTAATAACATTTCCTAAAACTATTTGAAAATCAAGTAATGGTGGTTCAGTAGTTTTTTTTTCTGGTAATCCAGTATTTACTCCTGTTATTTCTGTTGGAGAAACAAATGTACCTTGTGTTGTTGCTTTTGTTTTTCTGTTCAATAAAAGATCAAGTGCTTTATTTACGTCTCTTACTTCTTCTCCTATTGTTTGTTTAAGTGCTTTCGCAACGTCTTTTGAAAACTTAACAAATCCTGTTGTAGCATCAGTTAAAAAACTTGTAAGACTACCTAAGAATTGTAGTAATGGTTCTCCTTCTTTTGTTAATGAAGCAAAGGCATCAGCTAAGTCATTTACTGATTTAGTAAGACCCTGATCGCCTATTTTTAACAATACCAAATCTGATTCTTTGCCAAGTCTTGATATTGCTACTGATAAATTACCTGCTCGTGCTTCTGTTGCACCAGAGAATGATTTCTCTAATCCATTTATTAAAGCATCTAATATTTGTTTTGAACCTCTTGTAGATTTAGAAAATTCTTCAATTCCGTCTTTAGACAAACCTAATTCTTGTTGTAATATTTTAAATACAGGTATTCCTTTTGCAACTAATTGATTTAAAGATTGTAAACCTAAACCACCTTGAACACCTTTAGCAAAAATTCTAGTTAAATCATTTAATGTGTCTAATTGATCTGTTGATGCAGAAGCAGTATCGGTAAATACTTTTAAAAGTCTTTCAGTTGGGTTAATACCAGCAGTAGATAAAGTTATAAAAGAGTTAGCTAAGTCTTGTACTGTAAATGTAGATCGTCTAGTAGAATCTATTAAAAAATTTAATACTTGAGTTCCATTTTCAGTAGAACCAGCAACTCTGCTTAAAGTAGTTTGTAGATCTTGAAATTTTCTTGTTTGATTAACTACACCGGTAATTGTTGCACCAGTAGCAAATCCTAGAATTGCACCTTTGACACTTAAAAAAGATGTTGCTAAATTATTAGATTCTTTATTAGTTTGTTTAAGATTATTTTGTAAATCATTAAAAGCTTTTTTAGTGTTGTCTATTGCATTAAGCTTTATGTTTAGTTGCTGATCTGCCATTATAAAGTTTTTCTTTTTCTGCCTTCACTTTAAAGTAAGCTATCCAATAATAAAATTCATCTTGGGTTAGCAAGAGAATTTCTTCCATACTTTTGTTTAATTCCTGACCAAGAGCAAGTATAGAAAATAACTCTGTATCAGTTCTTACTTTTTTTCAGCTTCCTCGTAAGAAACACCATTCAACATTTCTGTTGCTACTCTAGCTATAACATTTGCATCAGCATTATTCAATAATGTTAGCTTGTCATCTAGCTTAAATATTTTATTTCCTTCTGAGTCTTTTGCTTTTAAAACGATTGCATCTACTAATACTCCAAGATCATCATTCTTAGCACCTTTAAATAGGTTTCTTTTTTCTCCTAATGTAAATGGTGAGCAGTATATTATTAAAGGTTTGCCTTCCTCGCCCCACTCAGCTACCTCAATCTTTTTTATGCCTAAAGATTCAAACTGTGCCTTCACTCTATCTATTACGTTCATTTTTCTTCCTCTATTTAATTAATTAACTTGCTGTTGATAATGATAATGTTCCAGTTCCTTGAAAAGAAATTTCAGATTCAACTAGTCCATCAAAAGAAGCAGATACAGATTTACCAGTTACAATAGCTGTTCCTGTGTAATACTTATCTCCTGCTGTAGCACCTTCAAAATAAAAAGATACTGTAATTTCAGAACCTACTGTTAAAGATATTTGTGCTGTGTCCATTTCGTCCATGTATAAAGATGCAGTTCCTGTCCATGAAGTTAAACCTGTTTTATAACTTCTTGTAGAATCTCCCATTGAAG